GCGCGACCAATGCCGGAATCGCCGCCCGTGATCAGCGCAACGCTTGAATCGAGCTTGCCGGAGCCCTTCCAAAACGGCGCGTCATACATCGGGGCGGGATCGATTTCGCTTTCCACGCCCGGCTTGGCGTGATGCTGCTTGGGAAAGGGCGGAGCCGGGTACTTCCGGGCGCCAGCCTGCATGGCCGTCGGCTTGCTGGAGGTCTTGGCTGCGGCGTCGTCCTTGTCGACCTTGCGCTGGATGTCGCGCTGCTTTTTCTCGGCGTTACCTGCTTTGCTCATCGATTGTCCCTTCGCATTGCCATGCTTCGAAAAGACTCTCTGCAACCATTGGTTCCGATCGATGGGCGGAGGGAGGCGGAGCGATGGCCACGTTTGAGATGGTGGGAGCCCCTGCATGACCGGCATGATCGCCGCCGAATATGACGGCAAGGGAACGACGCGCTTTATCGTGTCGACCACGCGCCTTTCGGGCGGCAAGGCGCTGCAGGTGATGCGCGAGAGTTTGCGCGGCGCGGGACTGAAGACCCGGACGCAGGTTCGCCGGGCGTTGAAGGAGCAGATGGGGACGCGGACCGCCAAGGCGATCACCGCCCGCACGCGCTCCTATAGCCACGAAGGCGGGCTGGCCTACTCGATCGAGGGTAATGGCAAGGGCCTGCCGATCTCAGAGTTTTCGGTGAAGATCAGCCGGTCGAAGAAGATCGCGGCGCGATGGTCGCCCCGGGATCACTGGCGTGTGCAGACGCGCGACGGCACGGGTCGGTTCGGGAAGATTGTCGAACCGGGTGGCGTGGGCGTCACCGGCTTTCCCTGGGGCGTCGCGCATCCGTTCCCGCGATCCTTCAACCACCCGGCCAAAGGGCCGCTCATGGTTCGCGTCGCCGGCCAGAAGTCGGTGCGGAAGATCTTCGGCCCATCGGTTGCGAAAGAGATTGACCAGGGCCAGTCGCTGGCGGCCTTCGAGGCGACGGGCATCCGGGAACTGGCGAGGATTTTGCCGGAGCGGATCGATCGGCTCATCGGTTGAGCCCTCCGCCTCCGGGCGCCCGCGACCCGTGCTCGAAGCCGGGTCGGGGCACCCCCCACCCCCTCAAGGGACCGTACCCAGAATGCCCTCCCGCAGTGCGGAGGCAGCGCGGGATTCCGGCAGATAGACGCGGTTTCGAAGCCTAAAGGTTGCCCCTAAAGGCCCGTCTAAAGGATCGGCTCGGGACTAAACATGACCGAGCTTTTGTCTAAAGGTCAGTTCGCGGCACGCATCGGCGTCTCGCCCGGCCGCATCTCGCAGATGATCTCCGAAGGGAAGATCGGGCCGGAGGCGATCGACGGCGCCGGGCTCCGTGCCAAGATCAAAGTCGACGTCGCGCTCCAGCACCTGAAGCAGCGCCTCGATCCGAACCAGCGTTTCGGCCTCAACGGCATAACCACCCGTCTCGACCAGCCGGCGGAGTTGAAGCCGGTCGAGAAGGCAGACGAGCCGCGCCAGTCATCATCGTCGCCGCCGGATCTACCGCCAGTCGATCCCGTCGAGGATCGGATCAAGCGGGAGAAGCTCCGCCAGGCGGAACTCGTCACCGCCAAGCTCGAGCGCGAGGACCGCGCCGCCCATGGCGCCTATCTTCGTACCGAGGCGGCGCGCGAGGAAATGACGCGGATCGCGGGCGCCTTGATGACCATCTTCGAAGGTTCGCTGCAGGATATGGCCGGAGCGCTCGCCGCGCAGTTCAGCGTTTCGAGCCGCGATGCGCTGCACCTTCTCCGGCAGGAATTCCGGAAGGTCCGCGAACGGGCGTCCGCCGCGCACCGCGAGGCCGCCATCGCCTTGCCTGAGACCGAGGAGGACAGTGAAGACAAACCGGATTGAGGCGTGATGCCGATCATTCTCGCCAATCCGCGCCGCGTCGCGGAAGACGTTCTGACCGAGACGCTGACCCCGCCGCCGCCCGTCGACTATCTCGCCTGGGCAAGCCGAAACATCAGTTTCTCTTCACGGGAAAGCCCGTTTCCTGGTCCGTATAATCCGGACCTGTTCCCCTATTTCTCGGAGATCCTGCGGGCGCTGGGGCCCGATGATCCATGCCGGACCGTCACGCTTTCGAAGTCGGCCCAGCTCGGCGGCACCGTGCTCGCCAACATCTTCACCCTTGGCTCCATCGATATGGATCCGGGCGACGTACTCTACATCCATCCGACGGAGGACAACGCCCGCCGCTGGTCGAAGATGAAGCTGACGCCGATGCTGCGGTCGACGACCGCGCTGCAGCGCATCTTCACCGCCAAGTCGCGCGATGGTGCCGATTCAGTCTTCTACAAGGAACGCAATGACGGCCGCGGCGCGCTGCTGATCTCTGGCGCGAATTCGCCGTCATCGCTCAGCCAGGTGTCGATGCGCCGCCAGGTGCATGACGATCTGGCGAAATGGGAAATCAACGCGGCCGGTGATCCGGAGCAGCAGGCCGATAGCCGGTCGCGCGCCTATGAGTTCGCCAAGCTGCTGAAGATCTCGACGCCGCTGGTCGTGCCCGGTTGCCGGATCACGCGCAGCTTAGAGGCCGGCAGCCAGGAGCACTTCTATGTGCCATGTCCGCAATGCGGCCATGAGCAGGTCCTCGAATGGGAGAACCTTCTCGCCAATCTCGACGAGGCTGACCCGGACGCTGTGCATTTCACCTGCGTCGAGTGCGGCTTTCCGATCGAGGATCATCACCGCCCCGCCATGGTGCGGGCAGGGCATTGGAAAGCACACAATCCCAAGGCGCTGCGCGAACATCGGTCGTTCCATATCTGGTCGGCCTATTCGCTCCTGCAGAGCCTCGCCCGCGTGGCGCGGGAATGGATCAAGGCCAAAGGCGACCCGGCGGCCGAGCAGGTGTTCGAGAACGACACCGTCGGTCGGGCGTATCGAACGCTCGGCGAGGCGCCGCCCTGGGAAGAACTTCGCAAACGCGCCGACGAGATCGGCCACCGGATCAATCAGATCCCGGCCGGCGGCCTGATCGTCAGCATGGGAATCGACTGCCAGAAAGACTTTTGCGCCTATCAGGTCGTTGCGTGGACACGCGACGGTCGTCGCTTCGTCGTCACCCATGGCACGGTCGACGGTCATGTCAGCGAGGAGAAGGCCCGCACCGCGCTCGATCGCCTGATCGAAACTGGTTATCGCAACGAGGCCGGCCAGGATATCCGTCCGGACCAGACGGCCATCGACGGCAACGCCTGGACGGAAGATGTCTGGGATTGGGCCAAACGCCATCCAACCTCGGCGGTCATCATGGTTCGCGGTGTTGCCGGCGAACATGCGCCGCTGCTGGCCCGGGTCAAACGCGAACGCTCGCGCTCGACCGGCAAGGTGCTGAAATACTCGACGCGCTTCTACAATTTCGGCACGTCGATCCTGAAGATGGCGCTCTACCGCAATTTGATAAAGGCCGACCCGATCGAGCGCGGCTTTGTTGGTTTCCCGAAGGGCCTGGAAGACGGCTACTTCAAGGAGCTGACGGCCGAGACCCGCAAGGCGAAGCGCCGCAAGGACGGCTTCACCGTCTACCAGTGGGTCAAGGATCCGAACCTTGCCAACGAGATGCTCGACACGATGCTGCAGGCCGAAGCCGCGGCGATCAAATTCGGCATTCGCAGCCTGCCGGAATCGCGCTGGGACCAGATCGAGGCGGAACGTACCGCCCCGAAAACCTCGCCGCAGCTCGACCTCGAAGATCATCTTTTCACGCCGCCTTCGGCACCTGTCCCGGATGGGGAGGGCGGCAAACGCAATCGCTTCGCCGAAATGGCGGCCAAGCTGAACAGGTGATGTGAATGGCCGGCTTCCTCGGACGTCTGATCGGTCGGGGAGCCGAAAGCCGCCCTTCGCCGCGCGCCGGCTTCATGCGGGATGGTGCTTCGCCGTTCTTTTCCGGCTGGCAACCGGCGCTGCGCGAAAGCCGGGACGACGTCCGCGTCGCCTGGTCGAAGGCCGCGGCCCGCGCCACCGACCTGATCCAGAATTCGGGTTTCGTGGCCGGCGGGGTCGATCAGTCGACGGCGCAGGTCGTCGGCACCGGGCTCCGCCTGAATGCCATGCCCGATGCCGAAGCGCTCGGTATGACGGCAGGGGAGGCGGCCGTTCTCGGTCGCACGATCGAGCGGCGTTTCGAACTCTGGGCCGATCGTCCGATCGAATGCGATATCGAGGGCCGCCGCACGCTCGGACAGATCTCTGCTGCCGCCTATCGCGGCTGGATGGCGACCGGCGAAATCGTTGCGCTGCTGCCATTCCGGGCGCGCGCCGGCGGGCAGTATCTGACCAAGCTGCAGCTGCTGCCGTCGTCGCGCCTTGCGCAGACCTCGGTCGAGCCGGATATCTTCCAGGGCGTCCGTCTCGATGGCGACGGTTTCCCGCTCGCCTATCGCATCACCACCCCGCGCAAATGGGGCGGCACGGACGAGATCGAGATCCGCTCGCGCGACAGCGCCGGTCGACCGCGCGTCGTCCATGTGTTTGACGGCCAGGCTGGCCAAGTCCGCGGCATCACGCCGATGGCCTCGGCGCTGCGGGTCACGCGTCAGTTCGACCAACTCGCCGATGCGACGCTGACGGCGGCCCTGATCCAGGCGATCCTCGTCGGCACCTTCACCTCGGATGCGCCGACGGAAGAGGCGATGGAGGCGATGCGCGGCGCCTCCGAGAAGAAGGGCAGTACGCCCCTCGACGACTTCATGGCGGCGCGTGGCGCCTGGTATGACAACACCAAGATCGACCTCGGCCGGTTCGGCAAGATTGCCCATCTCTTCTCCGGCGATAAGCTGGAGTTCCATGGTGCCCAGCATCCGAACGACCAGTACGAGAAATTCGCCAGCTTTCTGCTGCGCGAAGTCGCCCGCTGCCTCGGCCTCACCTATGAGGATCTGACTGGCGACTATCGCGGCTCGACCTATTCGTCGGTGCGGATGGCGACAGCGGCCATGTGGCTGATCGTACTGTCGCGCCGCTCTTTCACCGTCGCGCCGTTGATGCAGGCTGCCTATGAGGCCTGGCTAGAAGAAGAGATCGACAGTGGCGTCGTCGCCTTTCCTGGTGGTCTCGATGGTTTCCTCGCCAAACGTACGGCCGCGTCGCGGGCGCGTTGGCGCGGCGCCGGCAAGCCGCAGGCCGACGATCTCAAGACCGCCAAGGCGCATCAGATCTGGAAGCAGATCGGCGTGATCAGCGACGAGACGATCGCCAACGAACTCGGCGTCGATCTTGAGGATCTCTACGAGCAACTGGAGCGCGAGCGCGAAATGCGTGCCGAGCGCGGCTTGCCAGAAATTCCGGCGGCAAACGGCCAGTTCCATGTCGACACAGCGCCAGATGAAACCGAAGAGGCGGACGCGTGATGGCCGAGGAAGATCCCTGCGCCGTGCTGGCGGAGCTGCGCCAGCGCCATCGCGACATCATTACCGGCAAGGCGACCCGGCTGACGGAAGTGGCCGCCGGCAATGGCGGCCGCCAGCGCGTCGAGAAAGTAGCTCCGGACATCAAGGCGCTGGAGCGCGAAATCGTCCGCTACACCGGCCTCTGCAATCTGGCGAATGGCGGTCGCCCGTCCCGCCACGCGATCGAGTTTGGTTGAGCCATGCCGCACTATCTCCGCATCGCTGCCAAGGTTTTCGACAGGCCGCTGATGATCCTGCCGTCGCAGGCGCAGGCGGTCGGCGACTTCCTCGCCTCCCGCATCCGTGGCGGCGAGGCTCCGGCCTATGAGGGGAAGCGCCGGGGGCCGGCCGCATCCCGCTTCGAAGGCGAGAGCGTCGGGGTCAGCGATCCCGAAATGGGATTCTGGACCGAGTTTTATCGCCGGGTCGGCTCGGTGGCGCTCGTCACCGTCGAGGGCGAACTGGTCAATCGCGGTGCCTGGGTCGGCGCTTCGAGCGGTTTGACCTCCTATGAGGGCGTCATGGCGCAGCTGACGCGTGCCGCCAATGACCCGAAGGTCACGAGCATCATTCTCGATATCGACAGCCCTGGCGGCGAGGCGGTTGGCGCGATGGAATTCGCCGGCTTCGTCCGCAAATTGAACGCGATCAAACCGGTCACGGCGATCGCCAACGGCATGGCCGCCTCGGCCGCCTATGCCATGGCCTCGGGCGCCGGCCGCATCGTGACGATTCCCTCGGGCATCGTCGGATCGATCGGCGTCGTCATGCTGCATCTCGATCAATCGGCGCGGTTGGCGGAAGCCGGCGTCAAGCCGACTCTCGTCTTCGCCGGGGCGCACAAGGTCGACGGCAACCCCTTCGAAGCCCTGCCGGAAAGCGTCCGCGCCGACCTGCAGGCCGAGGTTGACGGCTTCTATCAGCAGTTCGTCGCCTCGGTCGCGGCCGGCCGGCCCGGCCTTTCCGAAGCAGCCATCCGCGCCACAGAGGCGCGGGTTTTTGTTGGCGAGGACGCGGTGAAGGCCGGTCTCGCCGACGGTGTTTCCACGCTCGACGAACTGGTCGCCGAGCTCAATCGGAGCGGGGCACGCGCTCTGCCCACCAGTCCGCGAGGCACTCTCATGACCGAAAAGATCTACACGCAGGCCGAGTTCGACGCGGCCCGGACCGAAGCGCATGCGAGCGGCCATGCCGCCGGCAAAGCGGAGGGCACCGCCGAAGGGCGCGCCGCAGCCCTCGCCGATGTCGCGGCGATCACCGGCGGCGAGGAGGCCAAGGGCCGCGAAGCGCAGGCCCTCGTCTTCGCGCTCGAGGGCGTCCCCCCGGCCGCTGCGTCAAAGGCGCTTGCCGCTTCGCCCAAGGCTGCCGGCGGTCTCGCCGCCCGTGCGCGCGCCGAGCCAATCCCGCCGGTCGGCGCGCTCGCCCAAGGCGAGGGTCGCGCCGCCCCCCAGATCGACGGCAAGGCGATCTATGCCCGCATGAATAGAGTCGGCTGACAAGCTGACTTTCGCAGGGGCCGTCCGGCCTCCTTTCGCGCAGCCAAACGGAGGTTCCCATGCAGCGCGTTACCGAAGGCCGGCATACGGCCGAACATATCTTGAGTGACGAGCCGGTGCTTTCCCGAGAGGAAGTCACCATCGCAGCTGGCGCCGACATCGTGCCGGGTGAAATCTTGGGACGCGTGACAGTCGGCGTCGCCACTCCGACTGCCAAACCTGGCAACACCGGCAACGGCACGATCTCCGCAGCAACCGTTCTCGGCGGTGCGGTCGATGGCGTCTATACCGTCCGCTTCACAGGGGCGACGGCCTTCACCGTCGAGAATCCCGCCGGCGATGTGATCGGTAGCGGCGTTACCGGTGCGGCCTTTGCCGACGACATCGGCTTCACCATTACCGCTGGCGGAACGGCCTTCGTGGCCGGTGATGGCTTTGATGTCGCCGTGGCGATCGGGGCTGGCAAGTACAAGGCGCTCGCACCGGGCGCGACGGACGGATCCGAGATCGCGGCCGCAGTCGCCTATGCTGCGGTCCGCGCGGCCGACGCCGACGCGCGTGGCGTGGTCTCGGCCAGGCAAACGGCCTTCAAGGGTGCCGCCTTGAAATGGCCGCCCGGCATCACGGCGGCTCAGAAGACCGCGTCGATCACGCGTCTCGCGAGCCGTAGTTTGCTCGTTCGCTAGCCTAACCAGCATTTCCAGTTCGGGCGGCCATTTGGCCGCCCTTTTCATTTCCGGGCGGGCCGCCCAATCACCAAGGAAACGCAGTCATGCCGACCCTCGATATCTTCAATGACGACGCGTTTTCCGTCGTCTCGCTGACCGCCAAGGTCAATACCATGCCTTATGTGCCGTCGCAGATTGCGGCCAGCGGCCTTTTCGAAAGCGACGGCGTCAGCACGACGATCGTCGAGATCGAGGAAATGGACGGCTCGCTTTCTCTGATTGAGCCATCGGAACGCGGTGGCAATGGTGAGACCGTCGATACCGACAAGCGGAACCTGGTGCCGTTCAAGGTCGACCACTTCCAGCGGGACGATTCGATCCTCGCTGACGAGGTTCAGAATGTTCGCGCCTTCGCTACCGAAAGCGAAGTCGACAGCGTGATGGACGTCGTTGAACGCAAGACCGGTCGCCATTTGCGCGATGCCGATGCGACGATCGAGCATCAGCAGATCGGCGCCATGAAGGGCATCGTGCTGTCCAAGAGCGGCGCCGTCCGCGTCAATCTCTTCACGCGTTTCGAGATTGCTCCTCCGGCCGACCTTGAGCTTGATCTCGACGATCCGACCGCCAATCTTCGCGGCGCTTGCCTGGACTTCCGGTTGGGCGTCGAGGACGATCTCGAGGCGACGACCTATTCCGGCCTGCATGTCTATTGCGGCGATGATTTTTACAAGAAGCTGATCACCCACAAGAAGGTCGAGGACACGTATCTAGCGACGATTGCCGCCGCTGAACTTCGCGGGCTGCCCACCGACGACAAGTTCGAGTACGGCAACATTACCTGGGAGCGCTATCGCACTGGCAAGAAGGCGAAGGCCTCGAACGGTGCCACCTCTTTCATCGGTTCGACCGAGGCGCGCCTGGTCGTCAAGGGTGTGCCGGGTCTCTTTATCACTCGCTTCGCCCCGGCCGATTATGAGGACACGGTCAACACCAAGGGTCTGCCGCGCTACGCGCGCCAGTGGGCACGCCAGGACGGCAAGGGCCGTCACCTGCAGGTCCAGACCAACCCGATTTCGCTCTGCACGCAGCCGAAGACGCTGCGCCGGATCGTCATCGGCGCCTGATCGATGGCCTCCGCATTTGACGATATCGCCGCCGAACTCGCCCGCGATATCGAGGACCAGCATGGCGAGCGGCTCCGGTTCGAGCCCCTCGCCGAGGCTGGCTATACGGCGGCCAGTCCCGATCCGGACCGGATGCCGGCGGAAATCGTCGGCGTCGTGCTCACCGGCCAATTGGACGCGGCCCTGCTTGGTGCGTCCCGTACGCCCGGCACAGCCGGTCTTGGCCGCGTGGTTCTTCGGCCGATCGCCATCCAAGTCTCCGGCGAGGAAGTGGCGAAGCTCGGCTGGCGGCCGCACAAGGGGGATCGCGTCATCCGCCTTGTGCGCGCCGGTGATCGCACGCTCGAGATCGGCGAGGTCAACCCGCTTGATTTCGGCAATCTCGTTCTCGTCATGGTCTCGACCTCGGATCCGTCATGAGCCTTGTTTCGCTTGCCCTTCGTATCGCCGTCACCGAGGCCCTGAAGGGGCGGACGCTGGCGGAGGGCAGGGTGGCTGATTCCGAACTCGCCGCCATTTCCGATTTGATCGGAGAATCTCCGTCGCCTCTCATCGTCGTTTCGGTCGATGATGCTTCTGGCGAACGCGACAAGGCGGGTCTGGCGCTGCTGGATGCCGCCGACGA